AGCAGTTCTATCACCAGCAGCAGCCGCTGGCCTAATGAAGGCAATCGGTAGTGCATCATACGCAGGTTCAGACCTACAGAACTCAGCAATGGCTAACGCTTATGTTGGTTCAGTTGGTGGCATCCGCGTATTCCAATCAGCATACATGACAGCACAAGACGGTTGCGTATTCGGTGCAGACGCTGCTCGTATCGCAATGTTCGCTAATGTTAATGTTGAAGCACAGCGCCGTGCAGCAGCAGTTGGTGCAGATGTTGTAGCAAGTCTACACGCTGGTGTTGGCCTAATCGACGGCAGCCGTGCTGTTCGTCTACTAACAGCCTAATTAAGCACACCGTGAGGGGGTGAAGACACCCCCTCATATACAGGAGTAAAGAAATGACTTTTGCAACTAATGAAACCCTACAGCAGTATGTCACAGATATCTTTGACCATGGTATTGACGATTGGAGTGATGAGATAGCACTTGCTGAATCTGATGTTATTGATCAGGTCCGTATCCGCTATTGGAACAAGTTCCATTCAGCACCAAACTTTGACCAGTCCAAGTTAACTGCGACACAGTGGACAAAAGCAACTGTTTATCGCGCTCTTGCTACATATATTGGTCCAAAACTTTCAACATTCCGTGTGGATGATGTGTTCCTTGAACAGATTAAATTCTACAAAGAGCGTTATGCGGAAGAATTGGATACACAATTTGCGTTGGGAATTGAATACGATACCAATGGTGATAGTACCGTAAGCAACGGTGAAATCACTACTTTCGTTCAGGACAGATTGTATAGATGAGCAAGAGAGAAGAAATAGTTGCCCGCGTTACTGAAGTGTTAAAAGCACAACGCAATGTAAAGTTAGGGCAAGTTAGTAGAGATCCTATCGTTCTAGAAGAATTGGCTCGCACCAGTTTCCCAGCAGTGGTAATTGAGTCAACTAACGAAGAGCGTGTTAGGGCAGCATTTAGCGGACTCAGAGAGTGCGCTATGGAAGTGTCCGTATTGATGTATGTCAACGGAAAGGAGCGAGATCGTCAACGCAACACTGTTGCAGAGGCTGTCGAACAAACCATTGAAAGTGACGAACAGTTAAATACACTGACACGAGACATTTTTTTACAAAGAATTGAAGCAGTAGAACTAGGCGAGGCCAGCCCATACGGAAGTATGAGACTGGTATTTCAAGTAGACTATTGCTACTAAACATTTTATAGGAGTATACAACTATGGCATGTGTAGCAGGTAAATCAGGTGTGCTAAAGGCAGATGCGTCAGCAATCGCACAACTAACATCATACACAATTACAGAAAACGCCGACACCACAGAGTGCAGTCACTTTGATACTGGTGGTTGGAGAGAATTTCGCACAACAATGCGTTCATTTGATGGTTCAGCAGACTTCGTCTGGAACCGTCAGGATGGCGATCTAGTAGTAGGCACAGAATACGCACTAGAAGTCTATCCAGAAGGTGAAGGCACTGGCGTTTGGAAGATTTCAGGAAGTGTTATCGTAACATCAATCGAAATCACTGCTGAAACAGAAGGCAATGTCGAAGGTTCAGTAAGTTTCCAAGGCACAGGCGCACTAGTTCGCGCTGAAACAGTTTAATTTAAGGTAAACATAGATCATGGCCAAAACACCCAAAGGAACCATTCGTGAGTTGCAAACGGAGTTTGGCCATGATTTTTCACGATTCAATCGTGAATTCGTGGATAATTTAAAGAGTGAAACACCAGTAAGGAGCGGAACAGCCCGCCGCGGATGGACTAATAAGTATACTGGCAACATTGGTAAAAGCAGCAAATATCCGCTAGCAAGTAACCGTGTTCCATATATTGGCGTCCTAGAAGAGGGCAGCAGCAGGCAAGCACCACAAGGTATTATTGACCCTGCATTCAACAAAACAAGGAAACCCCAATGAGTTCAGTATTAACAAACGCAACATCACATTTTAAAGATATTCTAGCGCAAAGCATGAAGAGTGTAGAAGTTACAGAGTGGAGCACCACAATCTACTTCAAACCAGCCACAAGTTTTGCCCAGGAACAAAATGTCATCAAACTCCACAGTGAAGGTAAGATGGTTGAAGCACTAGTTGAAACACTAATCAACCGCGCATGTGATGCTGATGGCAAGCGCATTTTCAAGAGTGCAGACAAAGTAACACTTATGAACGAGGTTGACCCAGCAGTTATCCTCAAAGTAGTTAACGCTATGAATGACACAGGTGTTGCTGAAGCTGACCTGGGAAACTAATCAAGGACAAGGAGATTTTCTTCTTGTTCCAGTTAGCAGAACAGTTCCAGATGCCAGTGGTTGAACTTATGCATACCGTAAGTTCAATTGAAATCCGTGCTTGGGCTAAATATTACGAATACAAGGCTGAGTTAGCCAAAAGGAAACAACGCTGATGGCATCATATGATATAGACATTTACGCAAACGACCGCACAGGCCGAACACTTAGCAACATTGAACGCCAATTGGGCGAAATCAATAGCAGAGGCCGCGCAGTTGTAGGAACCCTAGCAGGTTTAGCCACGGGCACCGTTGCCCGTGGTATTATTAATCAATACCGTGCTTATGAACGCTATAACACAGTATTAAGAACATACTTGGGTAGCCAGGAACGAGCAAACAGCGAATTGGATCGTTTGCAGCGCCTTGCAAATAGTCTACCACAAGACTTGGACGATATCACACAAGCATTTACAATCTTTACAAGAACTGGTGTTGATACCAGCAGTAAAGCACTAACAGCGTTCAGTAACATTGCAACAGCAAATGGTAAGAGCCTAACACAACTTGGTGAAGCCGTAGCAGATGCACTAACTGGTGAATTTGAACGCCTAAAAGAATTTGGCATTAAAGTAAGCAAAGAGAACGGCAAGTTTGTTGCTGATATTGGCAACGGACAAAGCATCATTGCCAGTAGTAGTGCTGATCTTGTGCGTCAATTGCAAGCACTGGGTGAAGCGGGTGGTAAGTTTGGTAGTGCAGCCGCAAATAACGCTGATTCATTAAACCAGAGTATCAGTAACCTGCAGGGTGCATTGTTTACAACCAGTGTTACAATTGGTCAAAATTTAGCACCAGCACTAAAACAGGCTGCTGATTTAACTGCCGATTGGTTAAACAGTCACCAAGAATTAGTTGCATCATTAAGTGGTAAACTTGGAAGTGCATTAATTGATTCAATACACCTTATTGGAAATGGCCTAGACATTATTTCAAAAAACATGGAAGTTATTCGTGCTTCACTAATTGCCTTCCTGGGTGTTAAAATATTGGGTGACTTCCAACAAATTGTGCAGCGTGTTACACGAGATACCAAATCATTGTCACAAGTAGGAGAAGCATTTACTGTTTCAGCTAGAGGTATGGGCGTAGCAACAGCAGATTTAGGTGTAAAAGCAGCCGCCACACAATCAATGTGGGTTAAACTTGGAAAGTTATTCAAGGACTTTGTTAGAGAGATACCTATTATAGGTGGCGCACTCAGCAGTTTGGGCGGCATTCTCGCAAGATTAGGACCCATGCTATTGGCGCCATGGCTTGGTATTCCAGTAGCAATTGGTACAGCCGTAGCAAGTGGATTGTATTATTTCCGTGATGCAATGATTGATTTAGGATCAACAAGCGCAAGTGTTGGTGAAATCGTTGCTGCAAGTTGGTGGGGATTAACTGAACTATTCAAAGGTGCTGCACAATGGATGATTGACAGTTTCAATTATGCATTTGATACAATTGCAGGCGGACTTGGTACTGTTTACAATTACTTTGCTGAACGCTTTAGTGGTGTTTTAAGCACTGTTAAAGACATTGTTAACAAAATGATTGGCGTTGTATGGGGCTTCTTCCAGATGATCTGGAATAACCTACGCAATGTTCCAGCATTCTTTGCGCAAGCATTCAGCAGTGCATTGCAAGTTATCGGTGCATTTGCTAGTAGAGCAGGTGCCCAGATTGGCGAGATTTGGGATTATATCACAAGTTTTGGTGAAGATGCTATCCAAAACCGTTTTGAAGGTCTTGGTGGTGTTATTAGTGCTGAAATAGCAAACATCGGTGCAACTGTTGAACCAATTGACTGGAATACTGTAATAGGAACAGATTATATTGGCAGCGCTGCTGATATTGTCACTGAAACAGTTGGAACTATGGTTACAACTATTGGTGGCACTGTTAAAGATGCAACTGCTAACCTAGTTGAAAACTACCGCACACATGTTGCAGAATCACAAGCAGCGGCAGCAGCAACAGCATACTATGACGATGCTATCCTACGCATGTCACGCACACAAGAAGTTGCAACAGCAACAACCGATAGCTTGACTAATGCAACAACCAATGCAGGTAAGGCAGCATTGACAGCAGCACAGGAAATTGCAAAGGGCTTGGCTGAAGAGCAAGCAAGATACAACAACCTAAATGCTGCACTAAATGACACAAGTGCTATCCAAGCACTAAGCAAAGCATACGGTGTAAGTGCTGATCTAATCGCAAGAAAACTGCGTGAAGCAAGAAACAGTATTACTGACTTCTATCAAGAGAATGTTACTATTACTGGTATTATTGGTGATACTTGGAATGAAATGAGCCAGGGCATGGCTCGCGGTATTGCTGAAGGTATTATGGAAGGCAAAGGTGCATTTAACAGTTTTGCAGACTTCCTAAAGGACTTCAGCAAGCGTGTCCTTACACAGATCCTAGAAAAGATGCTGATCCAGCCAATGATCAACCAGATGACCAATCTGTTTAGTGGTGGTGGCGCACCTGTTCCAACACTGGGCGCACAACTTGGTATGGGCGGCGGCGGCGGCTTACTGGGCGGACTATTTGGAGGCGGCGGTGGCGGCTTGTTTGGCGGCATTGGCAACTTCTTCAGCGGACTATGGGGTGGCATCAGCAACTTCTTTGGTGGACTGTTTGGCGGCTTCTTTGCTAATGGTGGTTACTTGCCAGCAGGTAAGGTTGGTATTGCTGGTGAAGCAGGTCCAGAACTTATTTCAGGCCCAGCCAATATTACTCCATTAAATAATGACGCTGGTGGTGCGCTAACTGTTAACTTTAATATCCAGGCTATTGATAGTCAAAGTGGCACAGAGTTTATCCTACAGCATAAACGAGAAATTGAAGGCGTTATCCAGAACGCATATAACCGCCGTGGCAAGGAAGGAATTTATTAATGAGAGATATTTTTACATATCCAAGTAATAGTGCAACCTATTATATTGACCCCAACTATGTAGGTGACAATACCGTTGGTTATAAAAAGCGTATTAACGAACTACTGGCTGGCACTATGTTTACTTGGAATGGCGCAACTCCAAGCGTGACCACTAACAACTTTATGAGAACAACCAGCAAATATGCATTCTACTATGATGAATGGTTTTATCCATATACTGGTAATGGTGGTGCCGTTTCATTTAAGCACTTCGCTGATAAGCCCGCACTAATCGCAATTGCTGGATGGGAAACTGCCGCGGCAGATTTGAATTATTATACACTTAATGATACTGATTGGGATTTAGAAAAGCCTATTCGCCGTTATTATGTAGCAAACCACGGACTTAAAGATGGTGATTATATAACATTACCATACCATTATGAAGGACTATGGCACAGAACAGGTTATGCAAAAGTATGGAATGCTAATGAATTCACATTAACTGTTAGTGATACATTGGATGATCCATGGATATATGGTGATATACTAGGTGGGAATGTTGGAGCATTTGTCACTAGAGAATCAAACGGTGTTCGTGTATGGTATAATTACATACACGGTGTTTCTGATGGAGATCCTATAAAATTAAGTAATAACTTTACAGAAGCACACGATACTGGCACTGCAAATAGTGAAACTACACAATTTTATGCTGCACCAGGTTTTAGCCAATATTCACACAGAGTATATACAGATAGTGGATTAACAATTAATGCTACATTAACTGAAAACTATCATGATCAAAAGACATGGAGTTTTACTAATACTACTGGCGCTGATTTAGAATTTAACCTAGCAGATATGGATGTAAGTGGACTGCCTGGCATTGGTGGATTACAAGCAGAAAACTTTATGGTATGTCGTCTTGTTGCAACTAATCTAATCGGTGGTACATTTAGTTCTAAAGTTGATAGTGCTAGAGCAATTCCATATGGTGGTGCAATAGAATATGATTATGAATTCTGGTTCCAATATATAGCAGGTGCAAAGGTAGACATATATGATGATCGCAACAAAACAAATTACGCTGATTTTATGTTAACTGCTGGTGCTAGTGTTGATATTACTGCATATTTTGTTAACCCTGCTCGCATGGGCACAGGTGGTTATTATAAAAATCTAGAGCAATTTGATTTGACTGGTGGCGAAGTATGGTATCGCAATAATATCAATATTACTGGTATTGGTGACCCAATCATACCGCTATATACTATCCAAAGTGTTAATCTACAAGTGCCAAGTAATGAAGTATTCCAATATCAAAATACGAGCAATGTCACAACATTTGGCGCACGGCTCGGTGATTGGTATGTAGCACCAGGCGAAAACGCTTATAGATCTTGGCCAAGTGGAACACCAACGATGAATTTTACACCAGTTGGCGGTGGTAATAATAGATTAAGTTCTGTAAGTCTAGATCTTAATGCACCGCGTGAGGTTGAAGGTGATATAACCGAAGCAATACTAAGCATCTACGCATTGCCGAATGAGTATGTAGCACCAGCACCTACACCAGCAGAGATTGC